ATGCATGTAAGTACCTATCTCATCTAAACTATCAGGTTCAACCAGCTCACCCACATTAGGGGATAATAAGGCAGGGTAATACTGTCGTAACCTAGTATTAGCTGCCTTGTAGTACCGCTCAAACTGCTCCGAGCCCAGAATAGCCTTGGTCATCTGAGGCCTAGCCGCAGATACACCTTTGAAATCGAAGAGGGGTGCAGATGTGCACAGTCCCCCAGTCGAGGCTACCTTGGGCTTTGTCCGCTTGGGCTTCTTCTTACCCTTGGACTCATCGTCAACATGCTCAGGGAGTGACTTGATGTCATCGGTATGCGCTGCCCACTGCTTAGCCGTCTCCGGCATCGTAGCGAACATGTACCGCTGTTGCGATTTGGAAGAAAAGGGCATCCCTGCCGCTCCTACAGGTTATGAACGAGTCCGTCAGCGTTCACTCTGCTATATCGTCACTGATGCAGGGGGTTGCGTCAATCTGAAGTTAGTGACTTACCATTGCTCAGTCTCTTCGTAACCGTCGCCGTGGTACTGGCGATCGGCGTCGCTAGCAGCAACACCCCAGTCGGGTACCTGAATCCACTGCCACTGGGGAATATCGCGGGACTGCACACGATATACAGGCTTTTCTTCCATCTTTGCTCTCCTACTTTCCAGGGCTATACGGGAAATACCACTCGTCTACCGCCGGGCGGCCGCCAATGGGGCCTGCAGTGTCGTCGTCGGGTTCTCCCTCGTAAGAGGGTGCATCCCATATGACGCGGTAACCGCCGCCGGTACTGTAGTCCATTGCCGAAGCGGCAGTCCAAGTTATGTCGAGTACCAATTCATCTGCACACTCCAGACAGTAATGCGACGAAGCCGCGAGGAACTCTGTCTGTTTGACCTTGCCGATTTGTGTGCCTGGCTCATGCAGGACTGACTTGAAATGAGCCGCACCCTCCCGCGGATCGCCGCACGCCGCGCATAGCAGGCTATTGATCCCCGCTCTTATGCGAGCTTTTTGTCCATCTGTTACAGTCTTTGCTCTAATTTCAGCCAACGTTTTAAGTCTCTCTCGTACCTCTTTCTCAGTCTTCATGATTAGTCTCCGCGAACTAACTGATTAAAAAACGATCACGCTGCTGTCTATAGGTCGTCAGCTTGCCGTCCGCATCCAGGGACCGCATGATCACCCCCTCGTCGTGGTAATGGATCAACGCCTGGATCTCGCGGTTGTAGCCTGCATTGCTGTCACTCGACACCAGGATCCAGTCGCCCTCTGAGTAGGAAAGCGTGAACAGCAACTTCCGGTTGACCCAGACCCCGAAATACCAATCGTCCTGATCCGTATCGAACTGCTCCCACCCCATCTTCTCGAAATCCGAAGCGTGGTCGATTACGTGCCGATCGGCTGACCAGAAGTATCGATGTACCGTGTTGTCCCTCGCATTGGGCTCCCTGTCTGTCTCGCCGTGATCCAGAATACGCTGGACCATCTTCTTCGTCGTCGCCATGTCGTTGCTCCCTTCAAGGTTAGTGAACTCGGCAGGATTCGAACCTACAACTTCTCGGGATCAACGCGGATCACCCGAATCATGTTAACGCTTCCGCAGAAACGTGCGTCTACCAATTCCGCCACGAGTTCTAGTGATCCCGGCAGGAGTCGAACCTGCAAAAAACTACGCTGCGCGACTTAAACGCTCGTCGGTGGTATTGCTTGCAAAAACGGATCCGTTCCGTTCACGTAGTGCGTCTACCAATTTCGCCACGGGATCATAACGGACGGCAACCTACGCTCACCCGTAGTTGCCGCCACTTTCATGCTTGGGCCTCCCTGGACCCTCGTCGGTGAGAACGTTCACATCTCTCGCATCCTCGTAATTTATTTAGTCTCAGCTTGTAGTGATTACATCGGCTCATCTCCAATTAGTTCTAAGTTGTGTAACGACAGACCGCGGGCAGCGGAAGCAGGACAGAGAAGACCGTCACGACGACCCAAGTCACCACGATCACAATCACAGCTAGCCCAAACCACCTCACGTACTTATCGCCCCCCATTAGTGCCCTCCTCGACTAGCTTGATGCACTCATATCCCAATTCATTCGATTTCATGCGTGCGATTACTTCGCTGCGTCGCAACCACCGAATCGATCCATCTGGATTCAGCACAGCCCATGCCACCAGCGGCTTCCGTGGTTCTACCCAGTGGCCGACGATGTCGTTCGGTCCTGGATAGGTACTGCAATTCATTCCACCACCGTTCCACGTCACGCAGCCTGGGAAGGGATCATCAATCCAGCCTATCCAGGGGAAAATCGCTTCTTTGCCGGGCAGCTTGAATTCCACCTTAGCTCTGCGGCCGTCCCGTGTGACGTACTCGCCAGGTCCCGTGATCTTGAATTCGCTCATGACTTCTCCTCTACTAGCTTGATGACTTTCCGGCCCTGTCCCGAATTGGCAGTAGTGGTTGCGTTTCGCTCGTCCACTGTCGTCAGAATAATGTTGCCTATCGAATTCACCACGGTCCAAACTTCCAGTGGCTCTCGTGGTTTCACCCGTGGACCAACGATGTCTGTGGGGACTGAATAGGTTAGGTAATTCTTCATCGCAACTTCCAACTCAGCCCGCAAAGCAATTGTCGGCGCGATTCTGGCTATCAGCTGCTCAAGGATTTCACCAGCGTCGCGCATGTGGCTCGCGAGCGGCTCACCATAACCGGTGAACAACCAAGTCGCGTTCACTTCGGGATGCCGACTCAGCTTCGCCAGCAATTCTCGCCCTGGCGGAACGCGCCCCCCGACGACCATCGAGACGATGGATCGTGCACACTCCAAATCAGTAGCCATGCGCGACTGGTGGCCTGCCCAAATCAGCTCGAGCAAATGACAGAATCGATCTGAGAAATCTTGGCTGCTTTGATTCATCTCGTATTCGTCTATTGGGTTCATTTGACCTTCTCTTTCTTTGCTGGCTCGATATGCTCAATTGCTTCATCAGGCCCCGTCGGTGTCGACCAATCCCTGCACTTGTTTACATGCATCTTCTTCTGTGCAGTCCTGATCAGGGTCAGCGGCCCAATACCAGCACGCGCAGCCGCATCGAGGATCAGGAGTAAGCAATCCGCATATTCCGCCGGATCCTCAGAATTCTCTTGTGCTTCGACAGCTTCTTTCTCGAGATGCTTGAGTACTCCAATCGGTCCGCGTTCACTGTAAGTACCAAACGTTTCGATTGACCATTCAATGAGGTCTCGGTAAAGATCATCGAACTCGCTGCCGAACATCTGGTCAGCCATTCCAGCATCTAGGACTCCAGTAGGCGACTCTACCATTGTGTCGATTGCAGCGGTAACAGCATCGAATTGAGATTGGGTCGTACCAGCGTCCGCGGCCAGCTTCCGTACCAGGTACCACGCCGCCTTACCCACCTCCTTGCGAGGATCGTCCTTCTTCCCGCAGCGCGACAGGTACTTCATCGCATTCCAGATGTAGCGATCCTCGATACCCCAGGCTTCCAGTACCTTGTACGTTTCGAACTGGCCAGGCAGGTAGTGTGCTGGATGATTGACCACTTCCTCGCCTACGCTGGCGTCAGTTACCGGTACAGCGTGTAGGCCGATATTAAACGGCTCCCCAGTACCCGTTATCAACCAACTTCGATTGACTTCCGGTAGGTTGCCTACCGCATCAAACAATGCGACCCCTGGTTGCTGCAAACCAACAACAACTCGAGAGATCTGGCTTTGACTTACATCCAGCACGCGAGCCATGTGAGATTGATTGCTGCTGAAAATCGATTCACAAATAAACTTGACTCGTTCAGTTCGGCCTTGATCTGCCATGCGTTCCCTTACTTGTTGTTGTTGTTGTATAGCCTGTTGTTTCAATCCGCCAATTTGCGGATGCGGCGGATCGCCGATACGCTCAAACTGTGGCACGTCGTGTAATGTCGCGCCACCGAATCCCATACGCGAACAGTGCCGGCATCGTCGACCTGAAATTTATGTGTCTTTACGGATTCGGCCGCAAACGCTTTAGCTCGTGCTGTAATGGTTTTCATCGTTTCGCTCCGTTGTGGTGTTGGAAGAAAGCCCCGCCGCTAGGGGCTGCGTGGATCAAACCCAATGCTTTCCAGTCGGCGCATGGTTGCCGTCTTGGTTTAGGTACCCGTGTTGCCCATCGGATTTACGGAAAAATTCGACCGTAAAGTGAGACTTACCTTGGCTCAATAACTCGGCAGCACTCACGACCGCTACAACCTTGCTTAGGCCAGATGCCAAAAGTGTAGCTGAGTCGTTTTCGTGCTGTTGGTAAATGCTGTACGTCGTCATGGTTTCGCGATAGGGCATTCTCATCTCCTAACAAGGGTTTATCTCGCCGCACGTACGGTCGAGTGATTTGATTCGCGAGGTCGCTGGGCTAGACTGATGGCGCGGACCATACACACTTCTAGAAGGAAGCCCGTGGATAATGAACAAACGACCGACCAATTCCCAGTTCAAGTGCAAGTCAACGATGCAGACGTCTCAGAACGTTACGCCAATTTTTGCCGAGTTACCGGCTCGCCCGAAGAGTTGATGATTGACTTCGGGCTCAATCCACAACCCGTCGGGATACCGAAGGATCCCATCAAAATCACACAACGAGTGGTTATCAACTTCTACACTGCTAAACGCTTGCTGGCAGCCCTCCAAATGTCCGTACAACGGCACGAAACCGTGTTCGGTGTGTTGGAGGTAGACGTCCAGAAGCGTATTCAACAACCAGTAGGCGTCATAGATTCGCCCACACTTCTCGGGAGTTAACATGCAATTGCTCGACAAACTACCGCTGAACGGCCAAAAAAGCTGGATCGGTGGTGTGGCGATGATCGTAATCGGTGTCGCCAGTTTCCTTATCAGCCTTGTGTCGCCAGACAACGCGTATGGAATCTCGCTGTTGTCGGCCGTAGAGGCCATCAGCGTTGGCCTGGGCATAATCGGTATCGCCCACAAAGTTGACAAGGCCGGTCGCGCGGCAACTTGGCGTGACAATGTTAATGAGGCACGCAACAAATAAGCAACGTTGTTCCAACGTTGGAACAACGAGAGGCTCCCCGGAGAGTCGAACTCCGAATTTCTGGGTTAGAGACCAGACGTGATGCCATTTCACCAGAGAGCCTTAGCAGTGCGTGATGGATTTGAACCACCGTTTCCGAGTCGTCACCCGGTGTCCTAGAACGCTAGACGAACGCACTCAACGTACTTCTCACTCCAGTAGGGGTAAATCGCGAAACACCTTACGCAACTCTTGCGAGACTGGTTCGGTGGCTAACGCGGTGGCTTGTGAATCCATGTCGGCCTCGGTGAAAAGCCGATGACGTATTCCCTCGCGATCTAATCGCTCACTGAAATCGTATATCGCGACTTCATCAGGGACGGTCACAATGACCAAGTTGGGATGTTGTTCCCGCCCGGGAATCAACTCGCGTGCGGCAGAAATGCCAGCATGAGTGGCCTGTACGGCCCGATGCGCAGAAGGGATGTCCTCACGAACGAGGACATAAATGTGACGCAGTTCAACAGCTTCCTGTACCTACGTGAAACCCATAATGTAACTCCTGGTTAAATCATTGCCGGAATGGCAGTGCCTTGGTCGTCAGTGCGTAATGTTGCACATCCTATACCGCGCGTCAAGTTTTCCAAGTCGTATGGATATCCATACAACTACGCTACCTATCAACACGCAACTTAACGCGAACCCATTCAAAATATGTCGTCCCGCAGTCCTGGTAAATTGCCAACGTAGGGCCGCGATACGCAGCTGGATCATCCACTGCAGGTTGCTGGCAGCACCACTCACAAAAGAAGTGGATCAATAGGCCGTCCCGCTCACTACTCGGATTGTTGGTAATATCACCATCAACAGTGACAGCCGAGCCATTGTGGGTAGCTGTACGGGTGCCGCATTTAGCGCCGTCGCCGCGTTCGAATATCTCGATATTTTCCTGATGCAGATACTCGCCATTACAATCGGGGCATATCAGCGAAAGCGCGTGATTACCCACATTCGGTAAGCCTAACTTCACCTCGCACTGTGGTCGGCTCGTAAGTACCACCGCGTCGCCTAGATTACTGTTCTTGGTCCCATCACGCATAACACGCTCCTGTTTGTTCGGTCGTATGGATATCCATACAAAATAAAGGCTGGGCGACCGTGACCACGACAGCCAGAGTCACTTAGCGCGTCGCTATCACGATCTACGCGATGATCAATCGCTACCCAGCCACAACACGCAACTCAGAGCTGCGGTCGCTTTGCCGTAGCATCTGGACCCATACCCGTAATGGGCTGGATCGTGGATGGCGCAATACCTTGCTGCCCGCGAATGCTACGCGGTGTGGTCACTGGGATATCTCCAGCTTGTTCCATTGAGCCATCCTCGACGAACACCGGGGCACTGAAACACACTTCGAAACCGCCAGCCAGTCGGAAGCCCATACCCTGACTGAGCGTGAGCACCGTCTGGGGCGGGTGCTCCTGAATGAAATCATGGCAGAACGTGGCGAAGTGTTTAATCGCCTCCGCCGCCAACTCCCTGGTCGCTGAATCCATCTTCCCTGCGTACTCCTCCCAGGCAGACAACTGTGAAGGAGCCTCGCCCGCTTCCCCAATCGACGCCATACTGTACTGGTCCATCAGGAAGTTCAGTAACTGTGGTACCTGCTGCTGATTGCCGCCCGTTGCCATCTGGTTCTCCTTTATCTCGAATCTTGATATGACGTAGTCTACGTTCTTTACTAGCCAGTTGATCATCCAAACTACGCGCGATTCTTCTTCCTATCGCCATGCTCTTTCTTCAACTCCCCTTCAAGTTCTTTGAGTCGGTTCTCCATAAAGCTCAACGCTACATTTCGCAGCATCGGTCCCAGCGGCACAAAATCCTGAGCCACCCAGCGACTGCAACCGACACCCGGCATGTCGCTCATACCCACGTAGTACTTCTCGCCGTCTGCGTCCTTGGCAACAGTCATGCTGTAATGGGCGCCAAAAATAACCTCCACCCAGTCTGCATCCTGGCACTGTTGCATTCGCAACTTGAGAAAGTCGATCCGTTGTCGCAAGTCACTCATAGTTTTGCTACTTTGCTTGATGAAATCGGAGGCGTGGTTACTTGCGTCAGGTGCTACTAAGTGCATCACGAAATCCTCTGCAAAAATCCGCAGTAGTTGAAGCTCAGAATGTACTGATGACACTCCAGATCAGCCCGGAAGTTCGTATGGGTAGGCAGGAAATCATTTACTGCATCCATCGGGCCGTCGGGATACTCCGTAACCGTATCCTCCACAATGAAATAAGAGCCAAGCGTGACCAGGTCGTGATACTGCTCTAGCTCTTCCCGCACATGTTTTGCGGTGTGGTCGGAATCCGCCAGCACCATCACGGGACCGGGGTTCGCCTTACAGATCGCTTTGACCTTCTTGACGATACCCGCATCCACGGTAGAGCCCGTAAGATAGTGAATACGGTCGTGCTGTGGTGGTGATTCTGGTGCCTGAATATCTACCGTGACCACGACGGCATTGCTGTCATGCCCATGTATCAGCTCCAGCATGTCAGCCAAGTAGTAGGCGCTACCGCCGCAAAATGTCCCCAGCTCCACGATAACCTGGGGTTTGACCTGATAGATCAGCTGCTGATAGAGCCAAAGATCCATCGGATTCTTAAGCAGCGGTACACCTCGCCAAAAGGTACGGTGCTTCCAAACCTTAGACGCGTAGAAACGGTGTTGGAAATCATCCAGCGTGATCTGCTTGGTCGTGCTGTTCGCGGAAGGCTGCGAGGGCATCCGCCCACTCCTTTTTAGATTCGTCTTCCACCATTCCTTGGTTGAGTGGTGTGATTAGCCTTCCTAGTTTTAGCACTGCAAAGATCCACGCTGAGTTGTCTGCCCCAACACGTTCTTCCAAACCGCGCAGTGCCCGCACCACCATTGACTTGATTTCATCTGCGTCGCCATCCATGAACGTCATCAGCTGAGCGGGGTTAGGTTGAAACCCCCATTGCCGCACAAATGCGAGCTGGGCCACCAGCTGGCTCTCCGTATACTGGCCCGAAAATCCTTGATAAGCTGCGCGGTGCGGCTTAGCCGGCTTAGGTTGCCCGCAACAGTTTTTGTATTTTGTACCGCTACCACACTCGCATGGTTTATTACGGCTGGGTTTGCTCTTTTTACGAATGGTAACGCCGGGCGCCACTGAATGTTTTTTACACACCACATTGCTATTGCTATCCGTCTTCAGACCCGGCGCTCCGCATTTGTAGCAAACGTACGTGCTGTCCGTTTTGGTAACACTCACTGTACACCTGCCAGCTTTTCCAACTCTTTGAGTCGGCTCCGGGGCAGATCCAACTGCCCGATCATGGTGTAACACCGAATGTCGTCGTTATTGCCGGGGTAGACGCCGCGAAAGACCGTTGAACCTTCACCCAGAATACGGTTCAGTGACTCAAAACCATGATCCAGAAATGCTGAGTCCATGTTTTGATACGCATCCTGCCCCAAGATGAAAATGCAACCCGCCATCTTACCAGTCTTGAGATCCGTGTTAGCCAAGATGTTCGCCGACAGTTGCTGGCGAATAGCAATGGAAATATCTGCTGCGCTGTTGTACTCCGTGATAGGTGTAGCGCCGAACAACACCATGCCACTATCCAACAACTTGGCCAGATCCATACGATCGAAGCTGGTGTGAGGCGAATCCTGTGCAGCGATACGATTGAACAAGTGGAACAACGTTGTCGTCTGGGCGTTGCAACGATTCCAAAACTGTGCCGGCGGGGTGCGGCGGAAGATCTGACTGATCCGCTCGTTATCAACCACGATGAAGGGGCTGAGATTCGATCGCTCCAGTTCCCGCATCGTGTCGATAGCGTTCTTAGCTGGTCGCTGACCTTCACCGTCTTTCGGCAGTGCCGCAATCACACCAGTACGCACAGGTCGTTTAGTTTCCTGCAGATACCGCTGCAACACTGCCTGTACCACAGGCCAAGCTCCGGCTCCCGTACCGCCACCAGCGCCCAAGCACAAGATGGCGTAATCGATCTCGTCACCTAGGCATCGCTTAAACAGATCGTAGAGATCCTCGTCTTTGCCTTCGACAGCCGCCCGCGCAATGCTGGGATCTTTACCAGCACCGCCGCCGCCCGCGTCGTACTTGTTGGCGTCTGGAATGCGTATCTTCGAGAGATCGCTAACGGCAGTATTAATGGCACAAACCGACCGGTAGCCCAAATTGTAGAATGCCTCCGCAAGTCGCCCGCCGCCCTGTCCAATTCCGATAAACGCAATCTTGAACGCCACATCATACGTGAACGCATCCTGTACACCCGTCGCCGCCTGCTCGTCGGGTAGCTCAGGTAGATCGCCAATATCGATAAAGTCGTCTTCAGGTAGGTCAGCGGAACTCACGGCAGTCTCCATACAAACAAGTGAGCTATTGATTCAGAGCGGGGTACCCGTAAGCGGATCTACGGCTGGTGCGTCAGCTGGCGTATCGTTCGCATCAGCGTTGTCGCCCGCCAGATCTGGCGATTGTACACCAAACTGCACATCATCGATAACAGCAGGTGCGGGCGGTAGCGTCTCCACGGCTACAGGTGCTAATTCGGGAAGCGGTTGCACAGGTGGTTGCACCGACGCCCGCTCAATCGGTGCCAAGCCTAGTTGCTGCGCCAGCGACAACGGCTGCCCATCCGGCCCTAGCCGTGGCGAAGCCTTAGCTCGCACTGCTGGTTGCAGTGTCTTAGGCGCGGGGCTGGTATCCAATGTCCCATCGCTCACGCGCTGTGCGTATCGTCGTCGGTAGTCAGTTTGATTAGTAACCATGAATGGCTCCTTGCCGTAAGAAACTAAAAATGTTGGCAGTATTGTAACTTAACCTAACAATTCAGCCCAGCCTTTGCGAAACTGCTCTTTCCTATCCGCTAGCTGATAGTCCGTATTTGCCTGCAGCTCCCGCACAAACTGACTGTCCTCGACCGCACAACTGGTAGCCTCTAGCAACTTGGAGTAATCAGGCACAGCCTCCACAGCGCGGCACCAATTTTCACGCACGTCGCAGGGCACGAGTAGGGCATTTGTACCATCCTTGAGATACTCTGAATGCGGCTCGATGTCCCAAGCAATCACAGGTGTACCAGCGCAGAGTGAAGCCAACCCAACCGTAGCCAGTCCTTCCCATTGTGCTGCCCATAGCGTGATGTCGTGCTGACTGTACAGCATCAGTCGTTGCAATAAGTTCGGCATCTGGCAGATCCGTACCTGCGAAGGGTACTCCCGCGATAAACTCCGCAACGCCCGCTTAGCCTTGATGGTCCAATTGCAGCCACAAGTAATCGTGATCGTCAAACAGGGGTGTCGCTGTAACAGCTGGGACAATACCTCGAATATGGCGCCGGCTACCCTCGCAGCTTGACTATCGACAAGCGGTACGCAGATTCGACAACCCGCAGCCGCGGGATCTACGCATTTCTTCGTGATGGGTATCGGTACATCCCATGGCAGTTCCACCACACTGCGGCTACGTAACACCTGCTTGACTATCTGCGTCGTACAGGCATACGGTGAAATCAACACGTCTAGGCGACGATAAAGCTCCACATTATTAGGGTGTAAGCCATCCGATAAAACCAAACCCAAACTCTCAACCCCTGCCGCTTCCGTCCACTCCAACTCTGCCAATGTTGGTTGGTCCAACCAGAGAATACGTGAACAGTTGTAAGCCCACTCATGGAACATAGCGTGTCGATCTTTAACGATCCGCTGATCCCAATACGGAGTAACCTCAGGCCGCGAACCCGGCCTAGCGAAAATAGTACCTGCCACGCCATGCTCCCGGGCATCATCCGCCACGTGCACCGCAGCGTATGCCAACTCGTGCTGGTAGTAGCGGGTGCAGATACCAAGTTGCTTGGTCACTAGGCGTCGTCCGATCGCCAGACACTGACCTGTGGCTCGGGTACGGGTATGGCTGGCTGACCTTGCGGCGGGCGTTTATGGAACTTGGTTTTGAAATCTCCGCCTGGGTGCCAGACATGGAATAACCCATCACAACGGTCACGAACCAGCTTAATACGCTTCGCCGCGTCCCTCGCAATCTGCCCGTCCTCGCGGCCGTAGGTCATACCAAACCGCTCATTCCACTGACCGATAGACAGGAAATCGCGATAGATGAAACCGCACATTCCCTTACCTTCCTTACGCCACCAACCGTTACCCAGGTTAACTTTCTTGGTATTCTTGTGCACAACAGGTGGCTTGTTACGGTGTAGCGAATAGCAGATAGGAAACCACGCCTGGCCGGCAACTACGTTAGACCGGATCATCTGCGGAAAGTTCTTTGGCACCAGCATGTCGACATCGATAAAGAAGACGATGTCTGGCGGACTAACTACAGCATGCTGCGAAGCGTAATTCAATCCTTGGGAGCGATTAAATGTCGCCGCACCCAGTGTAACTACCGTACGTGGCATCGGCAGCTTGGTCAAAATGTCCTGAATTACGCCATCGTTAGAGCAATAATCAGCCAACGCAAAACGGCAACCACTAGGGTCCGACATCTCCCCGAAGGATTGCACCAGTCGCTGCAGATTTCCTATACGGTTTTTGATGACCGCGCAGAAATGGATCGTCGGTGTATGACTCATAATCGCTACATGGCGACAGGCGACTGCTGTGATTGCGCTGCTTGTTGTGCCATTGCAACCCCTTGGTTACCTGCCTGCTGCCGCATGGTTTCCAGTTGACTCTTGACTAATTGATGAATGTGCGGGGCACGATTCTTAATTTGCCGCAGAGCAGAGTCCTTCTGGCCCTCAGGCATCGCAAACAATTGTTGAGCTATTACGCTCGCGTTACTGAGCATCTCCTGTGGTGAAATCCGCTGGTTCTGACCCTGCGGTAGCATAGCAATTACTGCTTGCACAGGATCTACAGGTGCACCGCCTGCTACCGGCGGTGCAGCAGGTGCTCCACCTGCTGCAGGGGGAGCTCCACCAGGCGCGCCACCCATTGCAGCAGGGTCACCACCCGCAGCTGCGGGATCACCCGCGGCCATCTGCCCAGAAGCCATGAGATCACCCATACCCATTGCTTCCATTTCCTCTTGCGTCTCGGTACTCTTCTCAGCAACAAATTTCTCCTCCTCCAACATCTGGGCCTGCTCGTCTTCAAACGCAAGACCCACACTCTTAAGACCCGTAGTCTGACTGATCTGCCGTGCTGTCATCAATTGCAGCTTAGCCAGCTGTCGATTGAGGTCATCAGCATGAGACGGCCGGGCCAACTTGGCCGTGACTTCATCCCACGAAAGCGTTGTGCTGAGACCCTTAACCAGCCACTGCAAGCACTTATTCAGCATATGTGTCAAATGACTCCAATTGCTCTCCATCAAACGCAGAGCAGTGGGAGCCGCTTGAATCGTCATGCTGCCCTTGTAGAAATCCACAGGTACGCCCACGGCATTGAGCAGTGTATCCATAGCCTGGTCCATCAACTCGTGAGGTGCCATCTGCGAAGCTTCACCGCCTAGCGCTTGGTACTGAATGGGAAAAGGTAGTGTGTGCCAGCTAGCGGGATCCTGCCGCCGGCGCCTCAGCATAGAGTTTACTTGGCCTGTGAACCCACCGAGGTCTACTGTGAACAACGGATCTGACATCTCACCGTTGGCGCCACCCTTCCGGGGCTCGGGAGTAATGACCCGGAAAGGAATGATGTAGTCCAATCCGATCGCCTCGTTGAACCGGTGCAGTACCTGCACGTACCAGGCCTGCCGGAAGTTCGTCAGGACACGACTGATACCCCAACCCTTGTTGAGGATGCCCGCCAACGTATCTTCCTTGGCGTGATAAATCACACCCGGATCAAAGAGCAGGTAGTTGTTGTGCTTTATAGCCTGCACAACCTCCCAAGGCGCGCGCTCGAGGTGGTACAAGTTGCCCTTTGTAATTTGTTGCTTGTAGTAAGTTGGTATCTTCCAGATGTGGCTCACGTCGTCCGTGTAGGGATCCCACAACAACTCCATTTCGTGGGGATTCCAGCGCTTGACGGAAATCTTGTCCTCTTCGTCCGCCCGCCTGTCTACATGCGTCCATTTACCCTCGAAGTTGCAGAACGGGCAAGAAGCCTTGAATTCGAAATTCCACTGAAACTTGAACTTGGGATTGTTGTAGACCTGCTTGAGTGGCGCCTCAAAGCCACAACCCGGACAGGATAAACTGCGACGGAAAGGTACGACCAACGACAAGAAACAATTACCGTAACACATATAGTCAAGCGCTACTTGTCGCAGTAGCGAGTGAATACCTAGCGTGTCGTTAAGGAAGCTCGAATAGAGATCTTTGGTGTGCCGATCCGTGTCACCTATCTCTACGTCCGTGATGAAGTAGGAGACCACCCGATCCACGGCGGAGCGGTAGACCCCGTTAGCGGATAGCAGGTATTCGCACCAACGCAGCGCATCCTCCAGCGTCTCGGGCATCGCCAAACTGGAGTAATCTAGAAAAGGATCAGGGAAAGGCTCAAGCTGATTAGCGCCCTGAGAACGACGACCCGGGGTCCCTGATTGAAAAAACGACATACTAACCCTCCGCGGACGCTATGCTTACTTGCCAGTCTCTTTTGCAGCTTTCTCAATCAATCGCCAGCCCGCATCGGTTTCCAGCTTGGCCGTCGCATCCGTAGCCTGTTTCTGACCCTGCGGCTTATCCTCGCGAGGTGTCCGCCCCTCTTCGATCACGGCTCTCTTTTCCATGGTCTCATTCCTTCGTGTAGGGATGCTCGTCCTTAATCAACACGACACAGACGTCGTAATCGTCGCAGGGGAATTCGATGCCTGTAGTCTGCGTGATGTAGATGATGTTGGTACCAGCCACGTGGATGGCTACATCGTCATCGACCATCTGCGGCATCATCTTAGGATAACCTACAGCCCTGCGATCAAAAACAAATACCAGATTAGATCCACTGCGAATAATCTGGTGAAAGTACGCATCCAGCTTCAACGGCGAGCTGCGAACCTGGAATGAGGCTTGGTACTGCGGTGCCATGGGTGGCAACGCAACCGCTACGGCAACCGGCCGAGCTTGGGGCGCGGCCGTACCAAGATTGTCAAACAGATTCTGTGGCGAGCCATTACCCGACTGCGGCACAGCGTAGGCAGGCTGCAGTAACCCCGCAGGGGCTGCCGGCGGCTGTTGCTGCTGAAAGGAGGCCTCTTTAACCTCAACCGCGGCCGGTGGCGCGGGGTAAGGGTAAGGCTGTGTCGTGTGTGCCGGCCACTGACTAGTATCGGGATACGTAGCCCCCAAGGCTCGGGGATCAGCTACCGGCAGTACACCTGTCTGTACCCCCTGTAGTCCTGGATTTGGCGGCTGTTGCGGTGGTTGTTGAGGCGCTTGTACCATCGGCTGCTCCGTCGTATTAGGGTCTACCGCAAAGCGGGCGAATACACTCGCGGCCTGCAGTCTGCGATCCTCCACGGAAGTCGCAACACCGGCTTCGAGGTCACGCATGGCATCTGCCATGGCCTGCTTTTTCATAAGTGTGGGGTTGATTATGAAGGATTGCCCGGGAATATCGGGATCCACATGCACTTCCGTGGCCACGGCATTGGGGTTATAGCCCAGCGGCGCGCCCATGTCGTCACTACGCTTCACAATCACACCTTTGGCACCCCATATACCAGGTGGTAACGCATCCGACACCCGCGTACCCGTCAACGGCATCAAAGTCGTGGCAGGATCGTGGTACTGGTTGGGCGCGATGGGGTGGGGATCGGCGACATGGCGATCCCAATACTGATCTGCTTTAACGTTCGCTACAGCCATCAACAACCTCCCTAAGTTGCCCGTATCCTAACAGCTTACGAAAACTAAAGAAAAGGCGGGCTGCCGCCTGGGGCCGTTAGGCCCCAGGCGTGCCACCCGCATAACTACGCGTCGTTCAATGTGTATGCCAGAAAATCCAATGCTTCTTCCAACCAGGTAGCATAATCTCCGTACAGCTCACCCATCAACATCTCCCTTAAACCAATTTTCGTCTACGTCTGTGACACGACATAATTTATTTATCGGTATGTGGCAGAACCAGAGCCGGCCGGGCAGCTTCGATGCGAGCATACCCTGCCGACTACCGGCAACTCCAAGTACAAAGGGCACAAGTGCATCTGACCATTCCAGATACACTGGGACCTTATCTTCATCGCGAGGCCACTCTGGGAATACAACAGGATCAACCACATTGACCCGCAACAACCAGAGTGTGATATCCTCGCTGCCGGAATAAATAAGCTCGCGAGCTACATGTTGGTCGAGTTCCATGACAAATAACGCCTATTGATGTCGGATTGTGAGATCCTTACGGTAATGTCCTCCGTGTGTAACTGAAGCTCCTCCACTGACACGCTACGATTATGCGAACAGACAACCTGCGGAATCAGCTTAAAACGGCGTTGCGCTAAGTAATCCACATGCAGCATTTCACGCGGCTCCGCTTCCCCCGCCAACTGGAACAGCACCCATCGCGTGTGTGTTGGATTCACATCCTGCACGTTCACGGGCTGCCCAGCTGCATCACGATGCTCAACCCAAACCTCCTGCACTGCCTTGTTGTCGAATCGGTGTTCGCCGAAGTTAGCCACCAACTCGCGGTAATTCTCCACGTGCTGCAGCATCGCATGACTGTTGCGTAGTAATTTCCAATCTTGCCGATGCCGTAAAAACCGAAACGGCACACATTTGGCACTCACCCCCGCCAGCAACTCGTAACGATCCTCACGGATTGCTTTAGGTGCTGCGGTAGCCGAGAACGCCGTGTAGACATTCGGCATCAGGAATCTCCCGACATGTCGATGTTGTGAAGCTGCAGCCACATGCTGGTCCATTACCCGCCGGAAGTCTTGCTCGTCACGTCCAGCCAAACTAGGATCCTGCAACAATTGCGACTTACAGTATGCACCGCGGGTCGCGAAGAGGTCCAGCATCTTGTCTGTCTTGTGGAATACGTTAAACGCACGCAACGAACGTACGAGCTGCAAAAACACCTCCATCAAATCCGCCTGCTCCAGATCCATCCGATTACCTCTAGCGTGGGAAAACGTGCCATCCTGCAAACCCGACGCGGCACGCTTGGCGGCAAATACTTTCCGAATACGTTCCATTCGTCCGTGCAACTCTGCGGTTTCCTCCTGCGTGAGATTGGCCTCTGTCACCTGGTCGTCGGATTCACGATACGTACTGACTTTACCTAAGTAGTTGTAAAGACTGCCACGCAACGCCGACGCCAACTGCTTAATACCTGGCAACTTCCACCCATCTTTTGTCCAGGTATTACCCCCGTCGCCACCAAGCACCGCCTCGCCGTCAGCGGTTACACGGGCACGATACCCGCGAAACGCAATCGCGGGCCGCTCTCGCGTACCATCGAGGTGCAACACCGCCAAATGCGTTACGCCCAGCGGCTGCGTGCAGTTTTGTGAGCTGAACGCCGCAGGTGGCATAAACGTCACCGCCGCAGCGCCTGTAAGGTCACGCCACTCTTCACGCAGATACCAACGCACCTCAAAAATGTAGCGAATCAACAGTTGATAGTGGTAACTCAACTCACCACAACACGTCGCCAAGACTTCATCACTCTCGAACGGACCGAACAATGCGGCACCGTCCGCCGATCGCTGGGCGTTCACTAATTGCCTAAACCCGTAAATCGCGCGTGTAAGCGCATTGCTCGTACAACTCGTGATCAAGTCAGCGTTGAATGCTCGGCCCTCCTGGTAAGCATCAAACATCTCTTTTGCTAATACTCGCACTTCCTTGTGCTCACCCGGCGGATGCGACGTCGTCACCGCTTCGCGAGCTGCGACCGGCACCGCCGCATCGCCGAGGGTAAGCGTCTTGATGTCACTCATGGCAAGCTCCCAGACAGAGTCAATAAAAAAAACCCCCGGGTTTAAGCCCGAGGGTTACGATACGCATGTTGTTTAGCTGGTGTTATTCAGGACTCAGAAACTCGTCCGAAATAGGCACCCCGGCTACCGCGTCTACTACTTCCGCAGCTGCTTCTTCAGTCTGCGTCAGATCAGGCTCCGGTAATTCGCGTGGAGTGCGTAAGGAGCCGTCATCATCAGCAAAGATTGTTTCAGGTGCCGTGTACTGCAACTCATGTACATGTTCACCGTCGAACAACTTCCAAGTAGGGCCTTTCTGCAATCGCCAACGATTCCCAGAGAAAATGTACAGATAGTAATCGCCCTCGGGATCGCTATCCTGCTGCGTACGTACAGCCAATAAGTAATCGCCCAATGCCGCCAACGACGCATGTTCGTTTAGGTCCGGTGGCCCGTCATCAGGTACGAAAACGGTGAAGATGGATTGCTGACTATCACGGTGCACGACCTGCTTGGCAAATTGCAACGTGTCTATCAACCGGGTCAGAATCGCCATTTCAGGGGCCGTTGTCACCGCCTGGGATGAATTTAAAACCCGTAATTGCGGCGAGTGGGGAGGGGAATCCGCCGGAGGCGACGAAGTCTCCGGGACGGGGGGCTGGTTGAAGGGTTGGCTGGGGGGTTGGTTGGGCGGCCGGG